AGCGGTTTGAGGATCGGATCGGGGCTGTCCGGGCGCGTCGGCGGCGCGACGTAGACCGGTTCAACGCAGATGGGAATGGAGCCGTCCGCCAGGGGCAACCTGGGCCGCGCGCCGGGGAAAACCTCGGCCACCGCCTTGTCCCCGTAGGTGAGTTTCAGCCGCTCCAGCACTTCGGCCTGGGTGGCGTCCCACTCGCCAACCACGTGTATGTCATGGATCGCGTCCTCGCCGTGCAGATGCTGGAGGACGATCAGTTCCGGGAAGACAATGGGCCGGCCCCGATGCCGGACCACGACCTGTTCGGGGTCGCCGGCCAGCGCCACGGCGCAGCGCAGAAGTTGAAAGTTCACGGGTCATCCTCCTGTCCCGGGTGGTCCCGGGACGGGACACGCTTGTCCCGCCCGGTCGAAAGGCAAGACTTCAGGCGATGTCGTAAACGCCCGACGCGTTCAGTTGCTGGGCACACATCTGTCCCGTGTGGGTGAGCGATTTATACATGACGAAGGTGTTATAAGGCCGCGCGGGGGTGAACCTGTGATCCCACTCGCCGTCCATCTTCATCAGGTAGATGTGCCTCGGGTCCCACCAGTACAGGCGCTTGTTCTTGCCCAGGTCGTCCAAGGTCGGGTCGTACTCGATGGTGGTCCCGCCGGGGAGTTTCAGTTGCCCCATGGAGCCATCCTGCGTGCCCGTGAAACCGGTCATCGAGTAGTTACCGTTGGCGCGGAACTCGATTTCCATGGCCGAAATGAAGTCGCTCCCGGCCAGGGCCTTGCTGGGCTTGCCGCCATACCGGATCAACTGGCGGTACTCCTGTTGCAGGAACTCGATCAACGCGCCGCCGTTGGTCGGGCTGGACGTCACGGGACCGCGTCCTCCGGCGGCGCCGAACGCCGCCGTGGCCGCGCGGTTGCGCCACCAGGTGTTGGTCCTGGCAAGGCCGCCCGTGGTGCCCACCGCCGGGCTGTCCAGGATGATCGACTGCATCCCGGCCAAGGCTTTGGGGTCGGCGGTGCCATCGGCCCACAGAAGTCCGTTCATGTTGCGGGCGTACTGTTCACCGAAGTCCTCCAGCTTGTCCTGGAGCAGGTTCACCAGGACAGTCACTTCGCGGTCGGAATGATTGCTCATGTCCGAACCGTTGCCGGCGTCATCCGTGATCGAAATACCGTCGATCTTCAGTTCGGTGTGGGTCAATGTCAAACCGATATGGTGTTCACGCCACGGATAGTTGGCCCGCTTGATGTTGGCGGGCGTGTAGAAGTTCACCGTGTCGTTATGGGTGTAGCCCACGACATGATCGTTGGTGCCGCCCGCGCCGTAATCGCCTTTCACGGCCAGGGAGATATTACCCTTGCCACCTGGGAACGATTTGGCTGACGCCTCGGCCCACTTCAGGAGCGGCTTGGCCTGGATCGACTGTTTGAAGGTGTCTCCCTTGTTGTAGTAAAAGTCCAGTGCTGCGTTGGCTATGTTCGCGAGTTCGCCGGCTGTGAAAGCCATGTCCTTGTGATCCCGTGGATCACGACGCGCGCCTCATGTTTTGCAGCGCCATGATCGCGGCTTCTTTCATGGTGCTGGGTTCCGGGACGCCGCCGTGGGCGGTGCCGTTGATCCCGGACGGGACGGCGCGAGTCGGTCGCGGGGGCGGTCTCGCCCGCGCGAACTGCTCGGTCGCTTCCCGGTAGGCTTCCTCGACAAGCGCGACCGCCTGCTGGGGCGTCGTCGGTGCCCCTCGCTCTTGCAGGAGGGCTTGTGAGAAACGCCGGATCGCAACGGCTTTGAGGGAGTAGTCGGGATCCCTCCCCCGGATGCCTTCTTCCCAGGTCGATACCGCTGACCGGACCGCTTCCAGTGCGCGGCCCTGGTCCTCCTGGGCGCGCGTGGTGGTCTCGGTGCGAAGCCGTTCTTCGGACTGATTGGCCCGAAAACGTGTTCGCGTGACCTCACGCGCGGTTTCCTCGGTGATAAGCCCTTCGTCCACCTGCTTTTGCATGTCCGGCGCGAGGCGCAGGCCAATGGCCTCCTGGGCCGCCATCACGTAGGGCGTGACGCCGTTCAGGAACGCCTGGTAATCGCCGCGCCGTAGCGCCGCCCCCACCCCCAGGAGCATGTTCACGTCGTCGGGGGCGAGTTGGTGCTGTTTCAGGTAGCCCTGTAGCTGGCGGTGCTGGTCTATCTCAGGCTGCAACGCGCTCAGGGTGGTACGGGCTTCGTCACGTTGGGATAACAGTTGCTCGAACCGGCGGCGGGTCTCAGGGCGTAACTTTTTGAGTTCATCCGGCGTCGGATCAGCGACTGGTAAGGTTTGGTGTGCATCCGGTTTTGGATCCCCGGTCGCTCCCGGGGTGGTCCCAGCCGTGTCCGTGTCCTGTCCTTGTGTCGCGGTGCTCTCGGAGAGCGCGGGCGTTTCCTTGACATTGACCACCGCGCGGACTGCTTCAAGCAATCCCTCGCGATCAGACAGTGGGGTGTCGCCTGACGAGGGCGCGTCTTTCGTGTCGCTGGTCTGGGTGCCTGACGAGGGCTGCGTGTCGGTCGTGGTTCCAGGCGCGGGGGACGAGTCCGCGAACGCGTCGTCCGTCTGGGTGTCGGTCGTGCTGGTGTTGGTGTCGTTTTCCGCCACTTGCGCGATCCTGGATGGAACCAGACTCGCTTATGGGCCGTGTTTTCCGTGGCTGTCCAGTGGGTCAGGCGAGAAAACCAACACAAACGCCGCTCGGTTGACCGACACATGGAACGACGCCAAAACGGAAACGCCCGCCAGGATCTGGCGGGCGCAACCGTGGAGAGCAAGTGATGAGCAAGCATCACAAACTCCTGCCTCGGATTATCGTGCGTATCACGGTCTCAGTCAAGATCGTGGTCACGATAGTCCGTAGGTAGGGCAAGGGCCAGCCCAGACTATCGGGCTGGCCCGGCCCTCGGTGAAACAGCTTGGGGCAGCGCCATTAGCCTGAAGATTTCACGCAAAGCGCCATTGTAACCTTTGGTCATGGCCTTGCCGTGTTCGTCTTCACCCAGGCTGTCCGCCGCCTGGAGGCTCAGCGCGAAGCTACCCAGTGCCACGCGAACCGTCATGGCCTGAGCGGTGGTCAGCGCCACACCATTGATCGTGATGGCGGGCTCGGCGAACGTATCACGGCTCATGGCGTGGGCATCCCCTGAGATGAAGCCCGCATCCGGGGCATGGCGCCGCCGGTCCCGGGACGATTACCGTTGCGGCCAAATACTTGCATGGGGGGCACTCTTGGTCCCAGCGGTCCCTGGGTCCCGGGACCGCCCGTGGCGTTGGTCATACCCTGCGGTCCCTGGGAACTGGGATCTTGCTCCATGTCCCCGGGCCTTGGTGGACCCTTGCCGGCGCCCTCGGGTGGTCCCTCACCCTCGCCCGCCTGTCCCGGGACGCCGGGGGGCGAACTCATAATCTGGTTCAGCGCCTCGATGCTGGGCACGCCCTCGCTGAACGCATCGGTCAGGTCCAGATCATCGCCCATACGGGCTATGAGTTGCCGCGCCATCCACTCCGGCGAGATGCCCGGGATGCGCTGGAGTATGGGCAGCAACTGGACCATGTTCTGGACGTCCTGCTGCTTGTCGGGGCCGTTGTCAGCCGTGGCCTCGACCTCCAGATAGACGTTCTTCGCCACGGTCTCGTGGTCGATCTGCGGCCAGACGGCGCCGGGGCCGACGATCTCCTGGACCACCTGGGCGCTCACATTGAGCAAGAGAAGTTGCCCGGCGGCGCGGGCCAGATCGGTCATCAGGTCGTTCATGTCGTCGATTATGGAGGACGTGTCGGTATGCTGGGCGAACTGGGCCACGGAAACCTCGGTCGCTGTCGCTCCCGAAGTGGTCCCCTGGTCGGCCTGGTCAGATCCCAGCACCCGCAACAGGTCCTCATAGGTGGGCGCCGTGTCGTAAACCGCCGGGTCAATCGGCGGGTTCTTGACCACCTGGAGGACATCGTCAATCTTCTGCCCTGGCGCCAGGGCGTTAAGTTCCAGGACCGCGTTAGCCGGGTGAGTTTTAAGTTTGTCCTTGTCCACTTCCTCCAAAATGCCAGCCGCCACCACGGTTTTGGGCCGGTTGGCCCGGCGATGTTCGCGTAGGCCCTGGCGGGCGCGGTTCAGTTCCAGTTGCATGTCCCGCAAAAGGTCAATGTCAGACTGAGGAAATAATACGGTCTCGTCGTAGCCCTCGTTCAGGACAAAGGCGAACCATGGGTAAAACCGGTCGATCTCGGCGTCCGGCGGGCTCGGCTCCTGGAGAAAATCCTTGTAACCGTCACAGATCACGTAAACCAGGCCGTCTTTGCGATGATAGATTTCCCAGACACAGGCGTCGCCGCCGGCTCCGTCATGTTCATCCTTGCCGCCAGCCTCGTAGTGCCGAACCGGCATCGTATCGGTGCTGTTGCCGTCCTTGTCGTAAGCTGAGTACCCCTTGCCCACGTCGATGCCGTAGACCTCCTGGATCTCGTCGGGGGTCAGGATGTACTGCTGGGCCACCCAGTCCGATCCCAGGAAACCCCTGAGCGTGCGGCACTTCTTGTCCGGGATGATCGCGGTGCTGTCGGGGTAGTCAAAACTCAGCCCCTCGCGCACGATGAGTTGCCCTTCCTGGGTGAGCCCGGCGATGGCCAGGCGCAGGGCCTCGGCGTCGGCGCTGTCCATTTCGATCTCGCCGTCCGCGATGTCCTGGGACAGCCGTTCGATGTTCGCCAGCCGCTCGCTCATGTCGGCAATTCTGGCCTCGATGGCCGGGCTCATCTTCATGGCGCGCTGGAAACCCAGTTTCACATAGCCAACCGAAGTAATGATCGACCGCCGCACGGTCATTTTCATCATGGTTTTGAAGCTGTGCGTCTGCTCCTGGACCTCGTACTCGTAGAGTATTTCCAGTGTCTTGGCCAGCCGGTCCATCAACTGGTCGTATTGCTTGACCATCGCCGCGTCCTGAAGCACCGCCTGGATGTTGGGCGGCGGCGGCATCCCCGTTTGGGCGGCGACCTGAAGGGCTTGTTGCGCTTGTTGCAGCGCCTGTTCGGAACCGTCCCAGGTTTTGGCCAGGATCTTGTCCCGGCGCTTGGCTTTCACCGTGGGGTTGTTCGGGTAGAGTTCCGCCGTGCGCTTCAGGACATGTCTCAGGGCGATGTTCGCCACATAGCGTTCGTCCCGCTCACTGTCCCGGCGGCGCCTACGGCGGCGCCTTGTCTCGGTCTCCCATTGGTCCCCGTTGACGAAGTTCATGTTCGCCCGCATCCGGTCGAAACTGGGTTTCCAGTGCGTGCGCGCCTCGCGCACGCGGGTTTGCCAGCGTTTGACCAGGGCGGCGCGGGCGTCAGACGGCTCCGGTGGGTCGCGCGAAACCAGTTTGGCGTTCGGGTTGGTGTCGGTGATGGGCGGCCTGACCATGCCAGGACCGCCCTGGAACGTCCCTGGGCCGGATATACCGCCGCCGCCCTCTGGGGGCGGCGGCGGGGGCGGCGCGCCGAACAGCCCCCCGCCAGGAGCCGCCGGGGGCGGTGCCATCCCCGGCATGACTCCTGGCATCGCACCGGGCATGGCTCCCCCCATGCCCGGAGCAGGTGGAACGCCGGGGGCGCCTGGGTAAGGGGGTGGTCCGCTGCCCGACATTTCACCAGCCTCCCGTGCCAAAGCCCTGGCGGACGGCCCGCTCGGCCATGTCACGTTCGTTCTTCATCCAGCCGAACGTGCCCTCGACATTCTCGTCCTTGCGCTCGCGGAACCGGCCCGCGCCGATCTGCAAGGTGAGCCCCAGGCCGACGTAGGAGAGGGTGTCCACGAAATCATCGTGCGCGTCGTACGGGAACTTCAACATTTGGTCCCGCGCCGCCGGCCACCACGCCGCCCGCTCGGGGAAGCGGACCTTGCCCATGGACATGCGGCCCTGAATGGACTGCGCCCGGGTCTGCTTGTCGGCTATCGGCTGCATCTCGATGATGGAGCAAAACGTCTTGGTCTCCAGCATCCGCTTTCTGAGGAAAGGCCCGATGGATTTGGAAATCATGGATCGTTCCGCCCACCAGAACACGGGCTTGTGCGCCCGCATCATGCGGAGCATGGCTTCCACCGCTTGTTCGGCGGTCATTTGCCGCCAGATCAGGTCCGCCAGGATCCAGATGTTATCGTCTTCGTCCACGCCGACGCACATCAGACAGGTCTTGTCGCTGTCCTGCTTCATGCTCACCGCATGGTCGGACGCGGCGTATATGCGGAGGTTGGTGGGCAGTTCGGCGGGCCGGTAGGTGGCGATCCACTTGGATGAAAAGAAGGTGCCCCCGGCGGGGCTGGGCCTGCCCTGGTAGAGTGCGCTGAAGCCGCGAGCGTCACGCCTTTGCAAACCCAGGAGGAAGTTACGCCCGAACCGCCCCGGCCACAGAGGGTCGCCCTCGGCGCGCTTCAACGGGTCTTTCTGAGCGTCCACGGCGAGGGCCGGCATGTCGATGATGCGCCACTCGGCGGCTTCCTCGGGGTCGTAATAACTGTTCGTCGGGTCCGTGAGCCGGCCCACCAGATCGTCCTGGTGCCAGCGCGTCTGGATCAAGAGTATGCGCCCGGTTTCGTCCATCAAACGTGAGGCGATGACCTGGGTGAACCAGGTCCAGAGCGTGTCCCGGATGGTCGGGCTGTCCGCCTCGTGGCGGTCCTTGAGCGGATCGTCAATGATAAGCACATCGCCGCCGCGCCCGGTGGTGGTGCCGCCCCTGCCCACAAACGCCATGATACCCCCTTGGCGGGTCTGGAGCCGGTCGCTCGCGAGGCTGTCTTGCTTGAGGATAACATCGGGGAAAACCTGGGCGAACGCGGGGGTGAGCATCGTGTCCCGGACCGCGCGGCCAATGTCCTGGCCAAACTTCTCGTTGTAGGTGCCGAAAATCAGGCTCTTTTCAGGGTTCCGCCCGACGAACCACGCGGGGAACTTCTTGGACGCCAGTTCGGTTTTGCCGTGCCTGGGCGGCAGGCTGATAATCAGGCGCCTTATGTTGCCCTTCTCCAGTTCCTCCAGCCCCGCGCACATGATCCTGTGGAACCGCTGGGCGTCATAGCGGGAGAAGTCCGGGTCCTGGGTGTAGCCCGGGACCGGCATCATCAGCCGGGTGAACGCCAGCAGGTCGTCCCGGGCGTCCTTGACGGCGATCAGCCGTTTCAGGACCAGTTCATAGCGGGTCTCGTCCGGGGTCATTTCAGGTCAACGTGACCGTGTTGGACGTGACCACGGGCGCATAGGACACCGTCGCTGTTGCCGTCGCGGTCCCGGCGGCCAGGGTGCCCCCGGCGAACGGCAAGGTGGTCCAGGCCCCCGTGGTGGCGTTGGTGGGCACGCGTTGCTCGGCCACGGTGAGCCCGCCCTGGATCAACCTCACATGCACCAGGAAGGGCTTGGGCGTCGCCGGGTCCACCAGGGCCGCGCCGGCCACCGTGAGGGGCGCCGACGCCGCCTGGTTGGCGATGGCGTTGATGGTGAGCGTGACCGCGTTGCCGCTGGCCATGTACTCCCGCGCGGCCTGCTTCAGCACCCGGAGTTTACTGAAGGGGTGCGGGGGCGGGGCGAGGGCCATCAGAACGGATCCTCGCCCTTATCGTCGGCCTTGTGGCGCCGGCCCCTGTGGCTGGCCTCCCGCGCGGCGGGCGCCGTGGCCGTCAGCGTGTTGGAGGGCGGCGCCTCGGTGGAACCGGCGGCGTTCGTGGCCGTCACGGTGCAGTAAAACTCCACGCCCGCGTCGGCCTCGGTGACGGGATGGCTGGCGGTGCCGTCACCCACAT